TAATGGAGCACACTGGTATCCAAACGATTATACATACGCTACATGGAGAATTAATGGTGGTAGAAATGGTTATCAAGGTATTGCAATGGATTTTGCATATACTCCAACATTGATGTTTGATGGGGGTGGTAATGGTGGTATTTACTATCAAGCCGGTCGTTGGATGTACTATCACTATTGGCCGTACAATTGTATTGGTATAGGAACTTCTTCAACATCACCATCATATGGTATGTATGTTAATAGAGGTATCTACGCTACTGAAAACATTGTGGCTTATTCGGATAGACGTGCAAAAGAAAACATTATAACTATTGATAATGCACTTGATAAAGTAATGAGTATTAGAGGTGTGTTCTATAATAGAATTAATGATGAGAAGAAAGTACAACAAATTGGAGTAATTGCACAGGAATTAGAACCTGTTGTACCGCAAGCAGTAACTTATTGTGATGTTAATGATGAGTATGGTGTATCTTATGGTAATTTAGCTGGATTGTTTATTGAAGCTATAAAAGAACAACAACAAACTATTAAAAAACAATCAGAAGAAATTGCAGAATTGAAAGAAATTTTAAATAATTTAATACTTAATATTAAAGGATAATAATATGGCACTACTTAGAGATTATGAATTACCTGGTACTGGTTTGGTTGTTCCAAACGCATACCACGTTGTTACAAACGTAAAAATAGAAAAGAAAACAGCAGATGCACCTGCCCCAATTGACCCAACTAGACCTGATGGAATTACTATGGGATTTAGAGATGAGAGTAGAGCTGTATATTGGAAAGCTGGATATACTGCTGAAATAGCAGTAACAGTTTGGAAAGACAAAGCTGCTAGAGATGCCAATGCAAACCCAATAGGATTTATTGGAAAAAACCCATCGGATAATAAACATGGTGTATCAATTGGTACTGAAGGAATGGACCATCGTTCTGTTTTCTTTTTAGAAGTACCATCTGAATTAAATCACTTAGAGCAAGCATATAGACATCTTTTAACAACTAATTATTATAGTGGTTCATTAGAAGTTTAAAAATAAAAAAAAATATATTTATAACATATAAACAAAAAATTATGGGATATACATTTAATTGGAAATTAACGGGACTTAAAAAATCGACTAGCGAACAACTTCCAAATGCAGTTATTGGTACTAATTGGACATTAACTGGGACGGATGAAGATGGTAATACCGGCGTATTCAATGGAGCAACTCCTTTTAAAATTTCAGAAATCAATACAGGGAGTTTTACTGAATATTCGCAATTAACAGAAGAGCAAGTATTGGGTTGGGTTAAAAACGTAGTTAGTGGCTCAAACAATTCAACAAATTATTGGAATCATATAGAGGGAGTTATTTCAAAAGAAATAAATTCAAAGAAATATACATATACTGAAGTAACTAGCTTAGACTTACCTTGGTCACCTGAATCTGGTAGTGCTTATGTATATCCAAGCGATAATCCATAGATATTTATCATATACTTTAAAACAAAATGTCCAAATCACTTATTTATAAACAAATTTGTGTTTTGGACATTTTCTTTATATTTATATAGGTAATTACATGGGATTATCTTAATTACAAACTTAAAATACAAATTGGAGAAATAAAATGGCAGAAAGAATCGTATCACCGGGAGTTTTCACAAGAGAAAATGACCTTTCATTCTTAGCACAAGGTGTAGGAGAAATCGGAGCAGCATTTATAGGACCTTTTAAGCAAGGACCTGCATTCGTACCTACTATTGTGAGAACCCAATCAGAGTTCGAAGATATCTTCGGTACTCCTGATGGAACTTATTATACTGAATATGCAGTACAAAACTATTTAAGAGAAGCTGGACAAGCAACAATCGTAAGAGTTGCTGGTATTGGTGGATATCAACAATTAGCACCTTTAGCAATATTTGCATCTGGTTCTAATAGAGATACGCAAGCTAAATTAGTTGGAGTTTTACACTCAACAAATGCTGGTAATGAAGGTGTTGGTTTTATCGGAGCTAATATTGTTACTAGTAGTAATAGTAACTATGATGGTTCTTTTTTAATATTAGGTGCAGGATTAAATGTATCTGCATCAATTTTACCAACAGCTACTAATGATTTAGCAGATGTGTTTGGTGAATCTCCATTTGGTTCAAAGACAGCATACGCTTACAAATATTTTGAAAACATTGCACAATTCTACACTGGTTCATCTGATGTAATTGGTAATAAGACAGTTTTAACTGCAGCTCAATTACCAACTCAAACTTATGGTGATGCACAAGAAGCTGAGACTCCAATTGTTCAATCACAATTAATTAGTGGTGAAAGATATAACCTATTCCAATTTAAAACTATTGGACATGGTACATTATATAATACTAAATTTAAAATTGGTATTTCTAATGTTAAAGCAGCTGGTGAAGATGGAGCAACTGATTATTCAACATTTACTGTAACGGTTCGTGCATATAGTGATACTGATAAGAGAAAGAGTGTTGTTGAAACATTTAATAATGTAAACTTAGACCCTGCTTCACCTAACTATATAGCTAGAAGAATTGGTGATAGATATTTCACAATTGATTCTAATGGTAAAATTACTGAATATGGTGATTATACTTCAAAATCAAAATATGTAAGAGTTGTAGTTCAGGATGCAAACGCTAATATTTTAGGACCTGGTTCTTACCCAATATCAGCAGCACCATTCGGACATGAAGCATACACTAACCCTGTTTTCTTAGGTGGTACTGAAAGTAGAGTACCTGCAGTGGTTTACCAAACTGGTTCAGCAAACAACACATCATCATCTCCTGTATATTATGCTGGTTTTGATTTTGAAACTGCTGGTGTGAAAGCAGATAACGCTCAGTACTTAGCACCAATACCTGCAAACGCAGCAACTGGAGCAAACGTAGCATTCGCATTTGATTCTCAATTATCATATGTAATGACTGGTTCAGCATCAACTGATATGGTTAAGAGACAATTCTTATTAGGATTCCAATATGGATTTGATGGTACTAACCCAACTGTAAGAAAAGCTAAAGCTGGTGATACTGATTGGGGAAATTCAAATACGCAAGGATTCAATTGCGCATCTTCTGTATCTTCTGGTTCAGTAGCATATACAAAAGCAATCAATGCAGTTTCAAACGCAGATGAGTATGATATCAATATGGTAGTAACTCCTGGTATTGTAAGACAATTACATCCGGCTATTACTTCTAAAGTAATTGATATGGTTGAAGATAGACAAGATTGTTTCTACATCGCTGATTTCAACGATTATGATGATACAATTACTGAAGCAACTGAGCAAGCAAATTCAGTAGATTCAAACTATGTAGCAACTTACTATCCTTGGGTTAAAACAATTGATAGTAATACAAATAAATTAACTTCAGTTCCACCATCAGTATTGATGCCGGCTGTATTCGCTTCTAATGATAGATTAGCAGCTGAATGGTTCGCACCTGCTGGTTTGAATAGAGGTGGTATCACTGGAGCAGTTAGTGTATTAAATAGATTAACGCACGCTGAAAGAGATACTCTATATGAGAACAAAGTAAACCCAATCGCAGCATTCCCTGGACAAGGTATTGTAGCATTCGGACAGAAGACATTGCAAGATAAGGCATCTGCTTTAGATAGAATCAATGTTAGAAGATTACTTATTGTTCTTAAGAAGTTTATCGCTTCAACATCTCGTTTCTTAGTGTTCGAACAAAATACATCTACAACTAGAAATAGATTCTTAAATACTGTTAATCCTTATTTAGAAGCTGTACAACAAAGACAAGGTCTTTACACATTTAAAGTTGTAATGGATGAAACTAACAACACACCGGATGTGATTGATAGAAACATATTAGCAGGACAAATTTTCTTACAACCGGCTAAGACAGCTGAATTCATCGTAATTGATTTCAACATCTTACCAACTGGAGCAAGTTTCACAGCATAATACAAAAATAACGGAAACGGATATTTATTAATATAATAAAAAAGGAATAAAAATGGCAGAAATATTAGAGTTTGATAAGATGTTCTATACGAACTTCGAACCGAAGATGAAAAATAGATATGTGATGGAGATTGAAAATATCCCTTCATATCTTGTAAAGGCAGCAAATAGACCTACAATTCAATTTGAAACAATTACTTTAGACCATATCAACGTAAAGAGAAAGTTGAAAGGTAAAGGTGAGTGGCAAGATGTAAGTATCACTTTGTATGACCCTATTGTTCCTTCGGCAGCACAAGCGGTAATGGATTGGGTTCGTTTAGGACATGAATCAATTACTGGTAGAGATGGATACGCTGATTTCTATAAAAAAGATATCACTTTCTATATGTTGGGACCTGTTGGTGATAAGATTGAACAATGGACTTTAAAAGGTGCATTTATTTCGCAAGCAAATTTTGGTGATTTATCATTTGATTCTAATGAAGTAGCAACAATCGAACTTACTTTAAGTTATGATTACGCAATTTTAGAATTCTAAAACATATTCCTTACGGATGCTACCGAAGGACAACCCTCATCAGAAATGGTGGGGGTTTTTTATTTTCATTTTTTTAAATTCTATGTATTTATATATACAAACTTAAAATAACAAAGTTATGAGCGAAAAACAATATGATTTTCCAACGGAAGTGTTGGATTTACCATCAAAAGGATTAGTTTACCCAAAGGAACATCCATTGGCATCTGGTAGAATTACTATAAAGTATATGACTGCAAAGGAAGAAGATATCCTTTCTAATCAAAACCTTATCAAAAAAGGTATTGTATTGGATAAATTATTTGAATCTATTATTGTGGATAAAATTGACCCAAAAGATATAGTTATTGGTGATAAAAATGCTATTATTTTGGCAACAAGATTATTAGGATATGGACCGGAATATACAATGAAGTTTTATTCAGGCATTACTAATGATACTATACAAACTAATGTTGACCTTTCTAAAGTTCAAACAAAAGAAGTAGATTTTTCTTTATTTAAAAACAAAAATGAGTTTGAATTCACAACTCCATTAGGAAAAAATAAATTAACTTTTAAATTACTTACTCATGGTGATGAGTTGGCGGTGGAAAAAGATATAGAAGCTCTTGAGAAATTAAATAAGGATGGTTCATATGAAATTACAACCCGTTTACGATATATGATTAAATCAGTAGATGGTAATTCGGATATGTCTTCTATTAACAAATATATTGTTGGTATGCTGGCAAGAGATAGTAAAGCGTTAAGAGAATATGTAAAGAAAATATCTCCTGATATGGATATGACATTCGAATATACTCATCAAACGGGAGAGGTGGAGGCTCTACCCATTACAATGGGAGTAAACTTTTTTTGGCCTACCGAGTAATCACACAATAAATGTTCACACTCAAATATTTGAGATGTGTAATTATGGAAATGGTTTTAATATTATGGATTTGTATAATATGCCAATACATTTAAGGAATTTTTACTATAAAAAATTAGTAGAATCTAAAGAAAAAGAAACTGAGCAAATTAAAAAAGCAAATTCTTCAACAAATTCATCTAAAGTTAGGATTAAACGATAATCCTAACTTTTTTGTTTATAAGATATTTATAGATAATAACTTAAAGAAATAGCTATATGGCAAACAAATATAAAATATCAAAACAATATTTAGGGGAATTTTTCGGATTGTTTGGTAACAAAAAAGAAGATAGGACAAAAAAAATGAATGATTTGATTGATAATGACCCTATTTTAAAAAAATTAGATAAAGAAATAGGAGATTTAAATGATAAAGCAGCTGAACGATTAAAAAAAGATGCAGATGCTATGAAAATTCTGAAAAAATTAGGTATTGAAATAAAATAACTTAAATGGCTGAAAACATTTCCCAAGAACAATTAGAGTTAGAAAAGAAAAGACTCGTTGAAATTCAAAAGCAATTAAAAGCTATTGAAGAACTCACCGATGTCCAAAAAATAGAATTACGAAATACTGAAAGACAGATAGCATTAACCGATAGAAGAATCGCTCAAGCTAAAAAGAAAGCAGAATTACAAAAGATAGAAACCAAAGAGTTTACATCTTTTAGTAAGAAGTTTAGACAAATGTCTCAAGATGTACAAAATCAACTAAAAGGTACATCAACATCTGCATCAGTTTATTTATCAATAGGTAGAGAAATTTCAAAAGAAAGAGCAAGACAAGCAAAATATGCAGATAAAGAAGATGCAGAATCTCAAAGGTTATTAGCAAATTCTCAAGAAAGAGAAAGTGTTATGAGTGATATAACTTATGCAGCTGCAGAACAAGCAAAAGCTACACAAAGGGCTGAAGATGAGTTAAGAGGAATATCCGATGTTGAGAGGAGAATAAAAGATATAAAAGAAAGTACAGGTATATATAATGCTATACAAAAAAAGCAATTAATTGACCAATTACAATTAACTGAAAAATTAAGAATAAAAGAAGAAAGATTAAAAACAATAAAGGAAGAACAGCAAGGAATGTTTGAAGCTTTACCAGAATCTATACAAGGGGCTGTTGGAGCTGCTAAGAAGTTTGGCGCTGCTTTAAAAAATGGAGCATTACCAATTGTTTTATTAGCATCATTACTTGCAGCAACTTTAAGTTCATTTACCAAATTAGATGAATCTGCAGAAGAATTTAGAAAAGAAACAGGATTAACTAATACACAAACTAAAGATATTAAGTCGGATGCCAATAAAATAGTTGGTGAATTTGCTAATTTGGGTGTAAATGCTGAAAAGGTATTCGATACTGTATCTGCATTAAAATCCGAATTTAGTGATATAGCAAATTTTTCTAAAGAAACAACAGCAGCATTAACTGTATTAAATGCAAACTTTGGAGTATCAGCTGAAACTGCAGCTAAAGTACAATCTCAATTTGAATCAATAGGAGGATTATCATCTGAAACTGCAGCAAGTGTTCAAATGCAAGTTGTTAATATGGCAAATCTTGCTGGGGTTGCTCCTAAAAAGATATTAGAAGATATAGCTGAAAACGCGGAAGCAACATCTACATTTTTTAAAGGAGATTTAACTGCATTAACAAAGAACGCAGTTCAGGCTCGTAGAATGGGAACTTCTCTAAAAGAGCAAGTAGCTTTA